GATCAATGCTTTCGTTCCGCAGGCTGTTAATGAGCTGGTTGCTGAGTGCCACAAGCGCATTGGTAATCTTTTCACTGTCGCTAACTATAGCGCTGGTGAAGTGATCACTGCCGCTAACTTCAACTACTCTCAGGTTGTTGATCTCAATACTGACCTTTCGATTGCCAAGGCTTCTGACGCTCGCGCGCTGCTCCTTAACAGCACCTATGCTGGCGCTCTCCGCAAGGACGCTACGCTGGTTGCTCCCTTCAATGGCGCTGGTCAGTCTGCTGCTATCGTTCAGACAGGTGTTATTGGCACTGTGTCTAACTTTGGTGTTTATGAGTTCACTGACCTTCCGGGTAACTCTGAAGGATTGGCGGGCATTGCGCTGGGTCAGGATGCGGTCTGCGTGGCTATGGCGCTGCCTAATGCTTCTATGTTCCCCGGTGAAGTCTCCACTGCTTCTGATGCCTCTGGTATCTCTGTGCAGGTGCTGAAGTCTCAGGGCACTGATGGCATTGTGCGCCTGTCTGCCGCTATCCGCTTTGGTGTCGGTAAGGGTCGCGCTTCCTCGGCTAAGCGTATCTGCAGCGCCTGAGTCTAGCGCTCAGCTCAGATCAAGCTCACCTTGGAAACAGGGTGGGCTTTTTTGTGCCTGTGCGCCTTGGCTAGCTTGGTTGGTATCAGGGTAGCACCCACCCCCGGCAAAGCCTGCCACAGCCAAGCCAGACCCCTAGGACAGCCTGCCCTGCTTGTCAGTCCCGGCAATAGTATGGACAGCAACCTTGCAGCTATGTGGCTAGCTGACGCGCAGGCTATCTGCGCTGAGGCAGGGCAGACAGTCACCATCAATAGCGTAAGCTATGCAGCTATGGCTAGTGACCCCACCCTTACCCCCAGCCTTGAGCAAGGGGGTCTAATGGATAAGATCACTACGCTAATCAAAGTGCCAGCTACCACAGCTGCCCTAGCTGCCAAGTCCCATATGCAACCCGGCAAGCGCCTGACCTTTGATGCGCGCCCCTACCGGGTCACAGCCTTCACTTACAAACCCGGCAGTGCTTGGCTGCAAATGCAGTGTCAGGACGCTGACCAGCGCTAATGGCTGATATAGTCATTAAGGTTAACAGGACTTTAGCTGCTACGCTGGTTAAGTCCTTTAATGACTTTGGCGCATACACCCGGCAGCTGACTGAAGACCTTGTGAAAGAGGAAGGCGCGCTGACCTGCCGTGAAGCTATCAACCACAGCCCCCCGCTTGATGGTGATGCCGGGGGCAAGGGTGATAAGAAGGTTGCTGAGCGCTGGGGTAATTGGGCTGTGGCTAATGACATTTTAACCATTGTGACTGAAGACAGCAAAAGCGCTGCCACTGCTGTAAATGCCAAGTCTGGTGCTTTTGAAAAGTATGTTGCTTGGCGGCAGGGAAAGCCCCCCAAGTCTAGTGGTATCATAATGAAGCTGTGGCAGGATCAGGATGTGCGGCGCTCATTTGCGCGCGCTAAAGTCCTGCTGCGTAAGTTTAACGGATCGCGCAACCATCAGGTGCTTAATGAGCCTAGCCTAGAAGCGCGGCACAATCGCATTAGGGGGCTGTATAAAGGACGCATCAGGAAGACCAGCAACGGCAAGCAGTTGATGGGTGCTAGTGAAAGCTACGCTTTTGCCCCGGTAAAAGTAATTAAGGACTATATCAAGAAACGGCAGAAGCGCGTTGGCTGGATGAAAGCTGGCTGGGTTGCTGCTATCCATAAGATTGGTAAACCTAAGATTAACGGAATGGACAAAGCCTTTGGCTTGCGGAAGCTGCCAACTTGGATCACGCGCCATAACGCAAACCACGGATTTGTAGGTCTGAACAAATACCAGACTATGAGCAATAATGTGATGATGACTGTGCGTAATGATCTAGGGGACATTTTTGGCGTTGGCTACCTAGCCGGGACTAGGCGCTATGTTATGGGTGCGCGCGCTGGTAAGCTGCAGCGCAGGCTCAATCACTTTATGCGCATAGCCATTGAAAAGGCTAACAAAGCCCAGAAGCCTACCTAACCTTTATGAGTATCAAAAGCCCCCTAAGCATTATTGAAGACGCGCTTGCCGCCAAGCTCACAGCTGAGACTTCCCTTGCTGCCTACCATATCAATAATGGTGAGACAGCTGAGGAGCTGCAGCTACCCAGCATTGTGGTTGCCTGTGAGTCTGCCAGCTACCCCACAGGGTTTGCCCAAGGTCTAGGAAACTATAACTGCCAAGTCAGCATTGGGGTCTTTACCCAGATTGATGACACCCCCCGCGCTACCCACCGGGCTGCTGTTCAGGATGTGCTAGGCAGCTTGTCTGATCTGCCGGGGCTTAAGGCTGTGTTCACAGCTCAGGGTGATGCCAGCTGCTATGACATTACCCTGACCGGGCTGCAGGAAGGGCGCGGGGAAAGGTGCTTTGACAGCACCCTTACCTTTGAAGTCCTTATTGTCCTGAGCGCTGTTTGACTTGGGCTGCATTGGTAAACCTTCCTCACCCTTAACCCTATACCACAGTGGCAACTACGCAGAAGGGCACAGCCCATATTTACGGCATCAATGGCACTATCACCGGGCTGACAATTCAAAGCTACTCTGTAGGCAAGTCCTTTGCTAACGCTGATGAAGTCACTAACGCTGCGGGTGTGGTGATTGGTGTGCGCTACTCTGATGAGCGCACCACCCTTTCTGCTGAAGGTCTAGTGCCTTCCAGCTACACAGCGAACATTGGTGACAACCTTACCTTCACAGGTAATGGCATTGCTTTCTCTGGGCATATTCAGTCCATTGAGGAGCGCGGTGAAGCCAAGGGCTATATGCGTATTAGCATCACAGCCATTGATTATGAAGGTATTTCCTAAGCGCTGAGCTTAGCTTTGCTTTCACCAGAAGCGCTGGCAGCCTAAGGTTATGGCTGACCAGCGCTTTCTTTCTGCCTTCCTTACGCCTGCCGTCACAGTAATCCTAGGCAAAAGGCTCAAGCCCTTCTGCCTCCGGCACAGGCTTTTCCTTGAAGGCATAGGGAGTCCCTTCCTGCAGGATCAGACTGAGCTGACAGCAGCTGACTTAATTGTGGCGCTGAAGGTCTGCGCTGATGAGCGCATTGACCAGCCCACCCTTGGGGACAAGTGGCTTAACCTTAAGCTCACACTGTCAAAGCCTTTGCTGGCTAGGGGGTGTGCCGCGCTCATCAAACATATAGACCGGGCTGACTCATACCCAAAGTTTTGGGAAAGAAAGGACAGACGATCAGGCGCGGCAAGCACAGTGCCTTGGGAGCTTTCAGTTGCCTGCAACCTGATGAGGAATGGGGTGAGCTATCAGGACGCTTTCAATATGCCTGAGGCAAAGGCTTTTTGGCTATCTGCTGCCTTCAGTATCCAGCAGGGAAGTAAGCTGGAGTTTATCAGCACTGATGATGAAGACCTGATTGCCCAGCTTACCCAGATTGACCAATCGGCAAAAGTAGAAGCCAACCCTAAACCCACCCCTTAACAATGTCCCTAGGTCTAGAGTTTAACATCAGCGCTAAAGACCAAGCCAGCGCTGCCGTTGAAACAGTTAACAAGAAAATCAAGGACTTTGGTAAGGATGTGGCTAAGTCCTTCCTATCCTTTGCTGCTCCCTTGGCGCTTATGCAAACAGCTTTCGGCGCTATTGGCAGCTATATTGAGGACTACAATAAGCGTATGCAGGAAGCTGTGGATAATGGTGCTAAGCTTAAGGATGACGCAGCTGACCTAGGTGTTAGCGTAGAAGTATGGCAGCGCCTGAAGGGTGCAGCTGATGAGTCCGGGATAGCTGTAGGGAAAGTGGGCAAGCTTTACACTGAAGCTGTTAAGCTGATTGACGCAGGAAAAGACCCCCTAAGTGATGCTGCTAAAGTCCTGCGTGACGCGCTTGGGTTTGCTGCTGAGGATGTGGCTAAAGGCAACCTTGATGCTATTGCCGTTATTGAGCGTATGGGCAAAGCGATCTCAGGCGCTTCTAGTGAAGCTGACGCTATGCAAATGGCTACTGCCTTGCTGGGTGAGACTTTGGCTAAGGAGCTGCTCCCGGCACTGCGTGAAGCTGCCAAGCTTAAGGAAGGCTTTGTAGACACTGAAGGGCTGACTGAAGAAGAAGCTGCTGTGCTGCGCGCGGCAAAGGCTGAGGAACGCAGAAAGAAAGCGCGTGAGGAGTTTAATGACGCTAAGAAAGCAGTGACCCAGCGCTTCCTAGAAACAGACCCAGAAGGCAGGGCTATGGTGGGTGAATATGCTGGGGCTTCTGGCTATGGTGGAGCTAGCACCGGGGCATTGGCTTCAAACGAAGCTATGCAGAAAAGGGTCAGTGAAATATTAAAGAAGCGCGCTGAGGATCAGAAGGCTGCTGACAAGGCTACTAATGAAGCTGCCGCCCAGCGTGTGCGTGATGCTGCCGCAGCTGCCAAAACTGAAAAGGATAAGAAGGACGCTGCTGCCAAGGAAAAGCCCAAGCAGGATGCCAAGGAAGCTGCTGACAAAGAGAAGGTAGACAAAGCTGCAAAGGACAAGGAAACCAAGGACAAGAAAGAGCTTGGTGACGCGCTTGACGCTAAAGAGAAGCTGGACGCTGAAAACGCCAAAGGCACAGGCAAGCTGACTGTATCCAGCTTGCGTGAGATCGGGGGCGGTCTAGCTGGTGAAAGCATTTTAAGTGGCTTGGACATTCAGCAGAAGCAGCTGGATATTTCACAATCAATCCTAATTGAGCTGCAGAAGCTTAACATCAAGACCCTGCCTGAAGCCCCTACCTCTATTGACTTCACCAAGGGTGGTATCAATCAAACAACCTTTAACGCCTAATGACTAAACTAATTAAAAAAGGTGCTGGGGCTTCCGGCAATTCCTTGGAGCTTCAGCCTGATTGGACTATTGAGAATGATGGCTTTGGGCTGCTCACTTCCAAGCTGACCTTTAAATGTGATAAAGGTAGCGCTGGTGCGAAAGCCCCCAAGTCAGGTGACGCGCACCCGGAAGACGGCAGGCTTAAGTGTCACCGATCCAGCTACAGTATCAGCAGGGGTGGATGGGCTGTGATAACCTCAGACTATGTGGGGATTTCCACAGGTGAGCGCACCACTATCCAGATTAAGGGTGATGTGGTTACCGGGACGCAGCCAATCCAAGTGCATAAGGATTTCCTTAAAGTGCTTAAGCCTTTGGGCTGGGACACAGCTACGCAGTCCTTTCCTGAGACTAAAGACCTTGCCGTTAAAAATGGGCTGGTGGGGGTTAAATCTTTCCTGATCGCTGACAGCTCAGTTAGCGCTTCCTTCTATGTAGCCAATAAGTCAGTGGTGCAGGATGGGGTCAATATGGTGGGTAAGACCTTCCTGACTATGCCCGGTATGGAAGATGTGGTGCTGCCTAAGGGTAATGCAGGTATGACTGAGTTTCACGACAGATACGCTATGCTTACCGGGCTTAACTATGAGAAGTATGCCCACCTATACAAAGTAAGCTTTACCATTAGGATTAGCCCCGGTGGTTACCATAACAAGGTCTATACCAAATCTAACTAAGATGCTACAGCAAGGCGTTGGATACACATACACAAACAGCCCCGGTGGTGCGTCCTTGGTCATAGACCCTGTTGTTTTGTCTGCGCCTAACACCCCCTTCAGGGTGTATGAAGACAGCACAGCTGAAGGGCAGGCTATCCTGCGGGTCAGCGCTGGCACTTTTAATAACAGCTTCCCCACTGTTGCTGGTGTCATAATTGGTGAGCCTGCTGCTTACCTGCCTGCACCTTCAGGGGACAGCATTGTTTATCTTACGATCCCTGCCAGCCAAAGCACAGGCGCGCCTTTCCCTGCCGGGTCTGTCAGCGTGACCCTAGCTAGCGGCAGCACCATCCCCACCAATACGGCAAGCACAGCCTATGTTGGTCTGGCTAAGGTCAAGGTCACCCCTGTTCCTGAAAGCACTGCCAAGGTCTACACCTTCAACCAGCTGGTCACAGGTAGCCTGTGGGGTGAGCGCTTTGAATGTGGTAGCCAGCTGGATTATTGGTTTAGCCAGATTTGATATGACTACGCGCATTAGCTTTGGTATTCCTCACCGGGTAGGCGCTTGCGCCTGTGAGATCGGGAAAGACCGGGAAGCTTCTGGGGTGGTGGAAATGACTGAGACTAGCACCAGCTGGGATAACTGCGTGGCAAATAAACCTAGGGATAATGGTAATGCTATCTACTCAATCAGCTACACTGACCCTACCCCCGGTGATGGTAAGAATGATGGTGTGAGCGCGCTGGCTGCTTCAATCAGCTGCTGGTCTACCTATGGTGCTGCCGTGTTTGGTGACCCTGAGCTGATCTATAAGACCAAGGGTGATGTGGCAGCTGGGGCTGGTGGGTCTTTCCCTAGCATCCAGATCACGCTGCGCCCACTTAAGACAGTCCTTAACTATGAGTATGCTGGAAACCTAAACACATCAGGGCAGGGTGAGGTAGGTTATGAGTCAGCTAATAGCGCTAATGACTTAATCAGCGTGAATTATTGGGATGGTAAAGACCCAATCCCCATTAACTTTGTCGAAGGCGCTTTAGACAGTGCAGCTATGTATAATGCCTACACTGACAATCAGTATGACTTTGAGTATTACATTTTTGATGTGATGCAGGGTGGTGCTATGGTCACGCTGGCTGAGACGCATTATTTCAAAAATGCAGACCGCCCCGGTGATGAGCCTACCCCTTGGCAACCTTTGACCGGGCTTGAGCTTGACCCCACCTTTTACCCGCGCCTGCCATCAATGGATGCCTATGCCTTTGGCAGAAACGAAAGCTTTGATTATAGGTATAGGTTTCCAGCAAACTACCTGACAAAATACGGCACACTTAATATGCCCACAGGTTATCTAGTCACGCTGCCTGAAGTGCCGGAAATTAATATTGATGAAATACCACAAGGGCAGTGGACTTGGCAGACGATTAGCCAGCTTGATCCCAGCTTTCAGCCCCCACTTAACCCGGTATTTCAGCCTGATAATAGTGACATATACTTTGGCGCTGACTATATCAGGGAAGGTGTAGCGCCTGTGATTAAGGGCTGGCATTGGGATGGCGGCACACCCCCTACCAATGGGCTTAAGGGTCTGTTCCAATCCACCAGCTTTAAGATGCTGAAGGAAGTGCGTAAGCGCTACCCTTTTAGCTTTGCAGTCAATCATACGCGCGCTGAGTCCTACAGGGTTGTTGATCATAAGGAAGGAAACCAAATGCTGTATGAAGATAACGAGTCACCCGGCACAGGTTACTTGCGTAGAGAGCCTGCATTTTATTCCTATGATGTGACAAAGGAAAACACCTTTAAAGCTATTGCTTGGTGGCGTATGGAAGTAAACGCTGAGCTGTGTGGGTGGAATAGTAAGAAGACAGTCAGCGTAGATGCTGAGACGCAGCAGCAGACAACCACCATTGTGGGAGCTACTATCAAAGGTTATATCAAATTAGGGATCAAGGTATTGCAGCCTAGCTATTCTGAGCAGGGGCTTTACTCCAATGCTTTCACTAACCTAGGCTTCCCAATTTTCTGGGACAGGTTTTGCGGAATAGCCCCCAGCTTTGTCTATAGGTGTAAGGTGGACACTTACTTTGATGATGACTTTATTGAGCGCTATGAAGTGCTGGAGTATGACGGCGGCACTATCCCTTGGCAGGTAACCTTGGATAAGGATAACGCTAAGGGTAAGCCCATCAAGTTTCTGGATTTCCCCATTACTTCTGAAACTGAGCTGCCCGGACAAAGCCCACCCGGAACAGGGGACACAGTCCCTGAAAATAGCCTAGTCTTCATTAAGGAGTTTGTGGTTACTGAAGTGATCCTGCCTTAAGCCTTTTGACCTTCCAGCAACATTGAAACCTAAGCCCTGCTAATATGCCCCTGCCTTCTGCCGTTAAGCTGTTTATTGACCCGCGCACAGGGGATGCCTTTGGCAACTTTGCCGGGACTACCAGCCTGAGCAACCCGGTCTTCACGCTGGGTGACACTGCCACTGTGGAGCTTTACCTAGTGGAAAGCACAGGGCTTAGCACCTACCCGCGCCAAGAGATCGGGTTTCCCACTAGCGCCGGTATCAGGGTTGCCATTGGCGCGATTGATGAAAGCCCCCTAGCTGGCACTTGGACGCTGAGCTATGGCGGGGACACTACCACAGCCC